AATAACATCACTGACGTTAACTCTTTTCTCTTGAGTGTCTGTATCTATAAATGAGTATGCGTCTACTAAAGACTTAACAAGATCAATCTCTGACCTTGTAATCCCTGATCTCTTTTCAACTTGAGCCTTGAAACCTGCGACAGGTAGCGTTCCGTCATTGGCAATGGTCAATCCTCCAATGTACTTTGAACCTGGAGAAACATCTGTAGGCAACTGCACACCAAACCTATGCTTCCTTACAACAGCAGCTTCAATAGGATTAAAGTCTGTGTCTAAAACTTCACCATCAGTTACTAAAGGCTCACCATTTAAATACTCAATAAGCCTAAACACACCGACAGCTGACTGCTTTATATCAGAAGCATCTTCTGAGAAAGCTAAGTTCAATGCTTTAATTGGAACACGCTTCTCTCTTAAATTGTTTTGTAATCCTGCTATAGACTGAACTAAATCACTTATAGCGTAGACTCTACTAGGAAGCCCTTCAACTTTGCTAAGCCGTGAGAAACCATTTATAAAAGTCTGTTGATCCGAATTAGGCTGCACACCAAACTCAGCCATCTGTCCTCTAATTGACTCAGGCAATCTGTTGTACATCCTATACAAATTGTTCTTGTCTATAGGATCAATTTCAAATACCTCAAGAAGCTTGTCGAATGACTCAGCAAACTCTTCAGTTCCTACTCTAGAGTTTACAGTTTCTAAATGATTATTACCGAACGAAGCCGTAAGTTGTATGTTATAACTTTGTCTTCTTGCATCAGAGTTAGCTAGAAGATTAGGATCTTTAATGACATTCTCATCTTCTGTATATGCAGAGTCTAATACTTCTCTAAACTCAGTCTGATTAAAGTCTCCTTTCTGATTCGACTTTATTGCCTTTGTTGCAGCAATTACAAACGAAGTCCAGTTGTTAACGAAACCAGTTGGCGTGTTAGCGGACTGTAATTGAGTCACTGGATCTTTAAGCATTCTGGTTATATAACCAGAGAAACTATTAGGTGAACTCTTCATAAGAGATACCTGTGAGACATCAACAAAATCCAAGTAAGCTTTTAGTAAACTAAGAGCAGGTCTGTCAGGATCACCTTCACTAAGGTACTTATACCTATCCTGCATAGCAGTATATAACTCAAACCCACTCTTACTACTATCTAGTGAATCAAATACACCATCAAAAGATTTTAAGTCAGCTTCAAAGTAAGCAACTAAAATCTCAGCTGGTGTGGACACAGCAGGTAGATCTAAGTCGCCATCTAAAGTTTTACCTTTATGGTTATCTAAAATACTTTGAGCTAGCCCACTATGATAAGACTGACTGTTAGCTACATTAGCTAGTGATACCCGTGCGTTCTTAGAAGCTGATGTAGGAATAGCATCTTCGCTATAAGTTGCTTGTTGATCGGCTAATATATCCTGAGCCATTTCAACAGTAGCAAATGGTTTTCTAGGATCAAAACGCATGTGCGATGGCTGTCTCCTAGATCCTTTATAAGCTCTTAGTCTACCTATAAGGTTGTTAAGCATGTCAGCATAGGCTGCATTGTTTGCTTTTATCCTTTTATAATATGAAAATCTTTTAGCTACTCTATTTAAGAATGCTACAAATAAACCTTTGAAGGTTGGTTTCTGGTTTACATAACCATCAACATCAATAGCAGCCTGACCATTAACAATACGGACAGCATCTCTAGCCATCTTGTATCTCATCAAGTTAGTCAACTCTTGTGCTGCGGTAAGTTCACCACCCTCAGCATTTCCACTAGCCCTATTAATAGCAGCGTCTCTAGCCTGCTCAGAATAAACTTCAGACACAAGATCAGCTATCTCAGCATCTGATGTCTCGTCTATAAGCTCTTTGATTTCCTGCTGAGAATGTGTCTCGTAAGATTGAACAATAGCAACTTGTACAAAAGACAATGCTTCCACATAATCAGAAGCACCCTGCTCAGAAAGCTCAGAGGTTTCTAAAGATAATTGGTTAGGGTTAATGTAAAGAACATTGTTATCTACCCACATTGCACCACGATCTACAGGAGGATTGGTAACTAAACGGGTGTCAATACCCCACTGCTGGGCAATGGCAATTGCTTTTTTAGCTAGTTCAACAACCCGTAGCTCTTCACTTCTATCAATTGTACCAGCCTCTTTAGGATCAAGCGGAATGATTTGATCAGACGTTGGGAACCTAACACTAAGAGTTTGCAGTGTGCCTGAACTATCTTCAACTATAGGTGTTGAATCTAATCCAAAAGACTCAACCACATTCTTCAAAGCTTTTGTAGGATTACTTACACCATTAATAGCGTCAAGTACTCCTGTACCTAAACCAGACCCAACAACTTGTGCTCTAGCAGAGTTAACTTGATCTTGCTTGCCAGAAGCAACAGCTTCCGCATGACCTTTAACTGCTTGTATTTGCTGAGGTGTTAGGACGGCTTCAAAAACCATGTCTTGAATCTCATCCATGTTCTCGTCAATTGATTGACTTTCGACAAGGTCAACATACTTCTGATCAGTATCGTTGTTTATAGTAGGATCTTGAGGTGGTTCAACATTTTCAAAGTCACTCTCAATACTAGATTCTTTTTCTTGGATCTTTCTGTATGCGTTAAATGCATCAAGTTGACTACCATACTCACCGATAATTTCTCCTGACTCAAGGTCAACGAGCTCAAACTTATCTTTTCTTTGATCACCTATTGTTTTATTAGAGGTTGTATCAATCCTTTTAACAACCTTAACCTTCTTATCTCTATGCAGCATGGCAGAGCCATCTCTCTTCTTCCCTCTATTATTCCAAGCAACATCTTTAAGTGGTGTGCCAGGTTTCTCTAAGAACTGCCATTCTTTATTACCGTGATCAATGTCCTCGATAAGAGCAGACTCATCAATAGCCTCAGTGATGACTTCTTTAGGGGCCGTCTTTATGTCTTGTTCAGTAAAGTCAGCTAATATTTTAGTTATGTTATCTAAATGTTTTCTTAACTCCTGTGCTACTGGACCAGCGAATCCTTTCTTTGAAGAAAGAAATCCTTTTTTAATCCTATTAAAAACACCACGCATAAATGTGGCAATTTCATTAGAGGTTAGCCACTGAGCAGACTCTGTTGTTTGCTCAGACTTCTCATACTGCACAAGCATCCGTATGAACTCAGCTGCTATAGCCTGTTCAGACATTGATGCTGGTCTTGTAGATGTTGAATCTTGTGGCAGAACAACTTCGTCTTGCTTAATATTTAAATAAGCTGCAACAACATTCTTACGCTCTTGTACAGCCATGTCATTGTACATGTCTAAGTGCCTGCTATTGACGTAAGTTTTAAGCTCTTGCTCAGTAGGAGAACTACCATTTGTATCTTCGTAATCCTTAATGAACTGAACAATCTCAGCAGCGTGTGTTAGCTCCTCACCTAAAATTTTATTGAAAAGATTATAACGCTCTCCTTCAGAAACTTCTGCCAATCTATCAGACAAACCCTTTTTATTTATTCTAATGACAGGCTGGCCTTTCCCTTTACGAGAGCTTGTTATGTCCACATCTGCTATGCCTTCTGTCTTTGAAGATGTATCAATAGATATACCACGAGCCTTCAAGCTAGCTTTGTTCATATCAGAAGTAGCCCATCGATCAAGCTCAACAGAAACTCCTTGAACAGTTCCTAAATCTGCTGGAGCTACAACTGGGTTTGTAAAATCATTTACATCCGTATCTAATTGACGGACTTGCTTCGGCTGGTCTGGGGCAAACCCAACCCAATTACCACTCTCATCTTTAATTCCTAGTATAAGTCCATCACTAGAAACATTATAATCAACATCAGCCTTAGCTAGCTCAAGCTTTCCACTATCACTAATCTTAGGTAGGTTTGTAATACTACCTGGACCTTCTCTTAGATCTTGGGATTTTATAGCTTCTCTTAACTCTTCTAAATCTTTTTGTCTATCCTCTATCTCGACTGAAAGTATACGAGGTCTTGGAATACTCTCTGGCTCAGTGGTATCAGTAGCTCCAGCAGGTGTTTGTAATATCTGACTGATATAAGAAGCCGTTAAAGGAGAATTAGTATCCTTAAGTTTTTGCTCAAGTTCTTCAGACACTTCTGTTATAGCTCTTTCAGCGTATAACTCTGGATCTGAAAAGTCAGGCTCCATCATCTCCCCTAAAGGAGTAGCTCCTATCAATGCTCTAGTACCAGACCTAGCTGTTCTTGCACCAGCACCAAAAATACCTCCAAGCTTGAAAGCGTGTCCTGCTTGCAATACCCTATCACCAAAAGTCATCTCCTCGCCCGTAGCCCAAGTCTCCACAAAAGAGTTTACGAAAGTATCTATGGCTTCTTCAAAAGCCTCAGAGAAACCTTCTCCAGCAACACCTAACCCACCTTCTCTTAAATTATTAGCAAGAACTTTTCGGATCTCTCTATCCATTATGTTCTTAAAAAACAGCTTAGCACTATCATCTGTAATTGGAAGTCCTTTTGATCCCAGCCCTCTCGCTTTAATATTTTTTAAAACTCCAACTGCTCTCTTAAAAGGAACATTCTCTAAAAATACTTTTTCTAAGCCACCGAAACCAAAGTTAGAAAAACCAAATGTTATGAATCCTGTAAGCGCACCACCACCTAAAGCAGGTAGCATTGACATAGCATGCAACTCTTCATGTGTAGCATTTGGGTTCTGTGCTTTTAGAGAACTGTACACAGAAGAATACATCCCAGCAGCACTTCTATTAGCTGCTGGTAAGAAGATAGCAGCATCAATGTTTAGTCTATCAGCTAGTAAAGTATTATAAGACTTGATCGATTGAGTTACTGATTCCTTAACAGAAGCAGTATTTAACGTACCTTGTTTAATAAAGTTATCTGCAAGGTCTTCATAAGACATTCCTTTCCTTGCGCCTACACCATAACCAACAAAAAGCTTACTATAATTTAATAAGCCAGGCTTTACGCCAGCTTCGGCAAGCTTACTAACCGCACCAATACCAGCAACAGATTTCTTAATGGCTCCACCTGCAAAAATATCAGCAGCTACTGGAGCTACCAATGTTGAGATGTCGTACATTGTACCAAACTCATCTCCCCATATACTGTTATACTTTCTACGATCAGCCTCTTGCTCCGCTTCCTTAACTAATACATTAGCCGAAAACTCACTGCCAAAAATAGACGCAGCAATCCCATGATACATATCGGTGAAGGCTTTCTTTATTGAAGCTCTAACACCCTCGCCAAAAAGAGATTTAAAATTCTCGTCGGTATCACCATAAAACTCATCAAAAAGCTCTACTCTTGATAGCGCATCCTCTGGACTTTTTTTATCATTCTCAGCAACGCTCTCTGACCATTTAGTTGCTACAGAATCATCTGCTACTTCTCTAAGTAGCCTATCAATCTCTTCCCAATTGTTTAATATGTACGCTTCTCTAGCAGCATAAAGCTCCTCTATTTGTTCTGAAGACAGCTTGGTTTTATTACCCTCACTATCTTTCATAGTATTTATAGCATAACTAAAATACTCTCTATTATAATTTAGTTTAGGGTGTATTAAGATAGTTCCTTTAGGAGTAATCCTAATGTTTTTATACAAAGAATTTACATCTTCAAAGTATTTAAAAACACCATTTGAATTTACAAAAGATGCAGCTTGTTCATATATAGCACTACGTAAATTTTTTAAACCATACTTATGAGTGCTCTCATTTCCGATATGCTTTGACACCCAACCCATATCCTTTGAGTTTAATATATCGTTTGCCTCCTCATAACGACCACGTCTCCTGTAATCGTTTACCAACAACTGCTTCTGTACAGGTCTATACAAATCATCTTGTACTAGTGCATTGAACTGCAAAGCGTCTTGAATAGTTGGTGGTTGTAAGGGTTTTAAGTAACCTTTACCACCTGTAAGTCCTGTGTCTTTATACTTAGTATTAGAGGGCACAAGTTGGTAATGCAAAACTCTTTGTAAAAAAGCGTTAGCAATACTAGTGGTGTCCTCCATTATGTTGTCTAACTCAAGGTTCAACTGAGTTAGCTGAGCTCTATTAAACTGGAGATCACCTACATTTGTTTTCTTTAAAATCTTTTGGATGCTTGCTAAGTCTACAGGTTCAATCAACCCTGCCTTAAGAGCCTTGTCAGCCTCTCTCTTTAGCTCTTCAACATCTGTTATAATATTCTTTCCAAGATGAATCCTAGAGCCAACATTACCATTTCCATCTTCAACTTCTACACGGGCGAAAGCATAATCTCCTCTATCAACAGCTTCAATTTTCGCACTATCGATTAAAGTTTTTCTCTGTGTATCATTTAAATCTTCTGTGAACTCAGACTCTGTGATACCTAAATAATCTTCTACAAAGCTAGCTCCTAATATTTCTTCTCTTTTATTTACAAAAGAAGGATCAATTTCTTCAGTCTCACCAGACTTTAAATATCGGCCAATATCTTCTTGAACCCGTTTCTCAAAATCTATAAGATCAACCCCTTCTCTAAACCCTGTTTCTCTTCTATAATTAATCCAGTCTCTGTAGCTAGATGAATCAGACCTTTTTCTTTCTGTGTTCTCAGACAACCAATCATTAAAACTAACTCCAGATGGAGATCTTAAAGGACCAGACTCTAGTTTAGGGAATGATCTTTCTGTTGTTTCTTCAATAGATAAAGCATCTGTTGACTGTGGCGGTGAGGCAGGAATAACCTTAGCAGCATCAGCTAATTTCTTTTTTGTCGCTTTCTCAAAATTACTTAGAGTTAAGATATCATAATCTTCAACCCCAGCGTCTTTAAGTTCTTGGTAGGTAGGAGGCTTATCTGCTCTGTACGGGTCATAACTAATTTCCTCTTCTTCAAAAACAGAAAAAGGATCTTCTAAGTCTTTCTCTATCTCAGGACGTGGTGAGACTTCTAACGGATTACCCTTCTCATCATACACCTTACGCCCATCAAAAGCATCTAATATGGACTGACCATAATCTGTCTCTGGAGGCTCTGTTGTGTAAAGTGTGTTAAAGGGATCTTCAAAAAATTCTTCTTTATTTGCCATTATTATATTTGTCCAAAAAGTCCTCGTTTCGCTTTATCATCGTTATCTAAAGTATCTCTTAAAATCTTAAGTAACTTTTTCTTATTTTCTTTAATTTGACCTTGATCTTTAACTCTAAGACTTTCTAATGCAGGCTGTTGTAAAATTGATATAGCTGAATCAAGTTCTAAATTAAATGCTTCTGCATTATCAAAAGTACCAGTCTGAAGTTTTTTGCGAAGATCCTGTATACTAGCAACAGTTCCAACACCTAACAAACCTGCACCTTTTTGTGCTTGAGATTCAGCTAGAGCTCTATATTGCTCTAAGTCATACTGTCCTTGTTGAAGGCCACGCCTTTCTATGTAGCTTTTTAAACCATTTACGTTACCTTGCTCTGCGAGCCTTTTAAGAGCTTTTTCATCAACATCCAATAAACTCTGTTGAGTTACTGATCTTGTCCATTGTTGATTACGAAGAGAATCAAAAGCAGATTTAAACAAACTATCGTACTTCTTATTACCAGCCAGTGCAGGAACACTCATTTGCAAGGCAGATAAGTTCTGAAATTTTTGCTCAATAGGCATTGCCTGATCAGTCATAATCGAAGTAATGTCTGGAGCAAGTTGTTCCATAGCAGCATCAGAAGCCATATCTAACTCAGCGTTCTTCTGCATTGTATCTAATTGCAATTGCCTGTCGATAATAGGATCAATCTCAGATTCCATCTGCCTCATTAATCTATTCTGTGTACCTGGCCTAAGTCCAGATAGAGAAATATCTTGAAACATTTGCTGCCGTTGCAGAGCTAAATCATCAGTAACCCCAAACCTAATATTGTTTACAGCTTGCTGAGCTTGAGTCTTTGCCCTACTCCATGCAGGAGTCATAGCTCCTAAAGGTTTAGAGTAAGCAGCTTGACCCGCTAAATACTTTGCTTTTGATGCTACATCACGAAAGCCATCTCTCATGGCATCCCGTGAAATTTTATTCCAAGCCTGTTCGTCGTCGATAGCCATTAATAAATTATTTAACAGGAATTATTGCAGGAAGTAATGATGAAAAGCTAGGGTTGTTCTTTACTAACTCTTCTTGAAGATTAGGAGGTAGGTTTTTAAAAGCATCCGCTAACGCACTGATTTGACCTCTGCCTTTACCTTTACCTTTACCTCTACCTTTATTTCTCCTACCCATCTGTCGCTTAAACTTCTTCAAAAAATTACTGTTCTTACCACCTTGATTAGGGTAAGCACGATTCCTAGCAAAAGCTATATCAGCAGGATCTCTAGATCCAATCAAACTATATGGGCTTGGGGTACGTACAATACCTTCAACCATACTTCTTCCTTCGTTTTGATCTTTTATGGTAGTTTCTTTCTGCTGATCTTTACGAATAAAATTCATAATCTGAGAACTAGTTAATCCAAGACTTGGCCCTCTATTTAACATCTGCGCCAACTCTTGTGCATTAGCAGGATCGTTCCAGTAATTAGGATTACCAGCAGCTTTTTGTCTTAATTCTGCTGCAAACTCCCTATGCTTTTTTGCATTTGGGTTTTTAGGTCTTGTGATATTACGTACTCCTTCTTCTGGAATCTCTGCGGGATCACTTAATAAACCATATGTACCAAACTCTTTAACAAACTTAGCTCCTTCAGCGTTCTTATCTGTAGGTGTGAAGAACTGACGGCCTTGAGCAGTGTCCATAAACTTCTTAGGTTTTCCTGTATCTGGATCAAATCTAGGATTACTCTTTCTAGCTTCAACTATACCAGGTGACATTCTAACAAAATCGTTAGGGTTCTCTCTTATAAAACGATCAGCGTCAGCAGGAGAATCGGCCCCAATAACTGGTATCACTCTATCTGTTTTAGGGTCTTTACCAGATATTCCCGTAGTTCGTTTTATTGTTTCAGCCTCTACAATCTGATCGAGCTTTGATTTTTTACGAGGTTTTGAAGCAGGTGCGTAAGAAGATACTGGTTTTTTAATGTCTTCTCGCTTTCGGTTTAGTTGCTTAAGAGTTCTACCTAAAGATGATCTATTTCTTGCCATTCATAAATCTAAGCTTATTTAGCATAATTTCAACACGTCAAGTTGAGGTTTAAAAAACTCTTATGTGTAAAGAAGTAATTGTTTCTGTTTTAAGGGAAACAATTGCATCAAGACATTAAAGAAAGTTTTATATAGGGTTTATCGTTAGCATGTTTGTCATGTCTTTCATAGATCTCCGCTTCTTATTGAAACCCAAAGACCCTTCTTCTAAAGGTTCTACTGCTACCAATCCATGCTTCTGCCTAGCTAAATCAAGGCATAGAAAAGCAGCATCAGCTAAGTCAGGGGATCTGCCAAACCTAGATTTAAACTCTGGCTTTGATTCAATCTTCATTCTTAAAGTTGACCCTTTGATCATGTCGTAATTCCTACTAGTAATCTCTTGAGCTAAATCATTCTTAATTCCAAACAGTTGCTTTGTTCTAATAAGTTCCTTGCCAACAAACCAAAGTTCGCTGACTCTGTTAACATAAAGTTCCTGCCCAGTCATTTTACTGTTTGCAGAAACCCTTCTATCTGAAGCCTTTCCACCAAATGAAACACGAAGTATCTGATCAGACCACTCCCCAGCAAGAACATCGCAGAAAGGGGCTCCTGCACCTGTTGCGTCAACCGCTACGTTTTCTGGCAAGATGCCTTTCTTCTTGCACAACTCTTTTACTTGGCGAACAATCTGGTAAGTCCGAGGCACGGCTTTGTTGGTGGCATCGTCGTTAAGATGGTGAGGCTCTCCTAATGACACACAAAACTGACCTGTGTGGTTGTACCCTACAAAGCCAGTATATAAAATTGTTCGGTCTCCTCCGTTAGTAAATGCAGGGTCAAGACCTGCAATAGGTGTTGGTTTGCCTTGCCACTCTGTGTCAGACATACTACCTGTTCTAGTTAGCTCTGCTTCAGAATAAATCCCTTCAGTCTCATCAGAGTCAAAAAAGATTGCTCTAACCATTCGCATGTAACCCCGTGACTCAGGACCAAGTAAGGCTTTGTCTTCATCTAGTTTTGCTTGTGTAGGTAGCCAAGGATAAACATCTTCACCTGCTACAATATTAGGACTTCGCTCTCCATCGAACCTTACATATTGACCACCCCACTTCGTCTTCCAGCGATCATCTATATTTGTATCTACGGAATCCCAACCATGTTTAGGTTCACTCCAGATACCAAACGCATCAAACCTAGAGGAAGGGTTACTCATTCCAATTAGCTGGAAATAAGGGTTTTTTGATAAGTTTGACAGACCAGCTTGTAGTATTGCTTCACTCAATTCAGCAAGCTCATCACCAATCAAGATTACTCTTTTCTGTTTTATACCAATAAACTTACCAACAGCTTCCCTAGTTTTACTGCGTTCTGCTGCAATCAATGACAGCCCTGCTCTTTCAATCAAGTTACCTTGTTCATTTATATAAGCGACATTGCCAATTGAATCTCTAACCTTAAGAGGGGCTCCCTCAATAACAGAGAGTAAACTAATAACAGAACCCCATATTCGTTTACGGGCTTCCCTTAACGTAGTTGATGTAAGAAGAACCAGTGTATCTCTTGGAGCAGCTAACCAGTTTAGTATCCCCCACGCAGCCATTGTGTGTGACTTTCCAGAAGAAGCAGCTCCTCCAATAGAAACATATCGGTTAGCAATAACCGCTTTAATCATTTCAGTGGCCCAAGGATGTTTGACCATCATCTTTTCGGGTAACTCATCGTGGTTCCAAAGCTCATCACACAATCTCCAAAAGAAATACTCTTTAGCTTTGTTAGACTCGTGATGTCTGAACCCATATAGCAATGCAGTTAATGTGTTTGTGGCAGGTATTATTAAACCTCCGACATCCATGTTGTCAGAGTTTGCTACTATTCGTGGCTCATATACATGTTTCTTGTTGCTCATAAACTTGAAAATTGTCAATAACAATAGTATATATTATGTAGTTTGGCTAAGATAACTAAAAAACAAGAACTGATAGAACGTGCTTTAGAGCTGTATAAAAAAGATTATACGCTTGTAAGTATAAGTAAAGAACTGGATATACACACGTCTACACTTAGACGATGGCTTAGAGAAAGTGGGGTGAAAGCTAAAAGTAGCAGTCAAAATAATCCGAAAGATAAAACTAAATCTGTTGAAGCAGAATCTGATTTAGATCCTAGAAAACAAGAGTTGAGTAAAGAAGAGAGAAAGCTTGATGAACATAATGCTAGGCTGACTGAAGAGTATTTACTCAAACAAGTAGCTGAGGGTCAGGCATCTCCTGCTGAAATATATCAAGCATACATGGCTGCTACAGCTTTGCAGCTAATACGTGATGGTAAGAAAAACTTTAAGGCTCCTAGAACTCCTAGAGAATTAGATACACTTGATCAGATTGCTCGTAGAAACTTAGGCTTAAATGCAAAAAGTGGGGGAGGTTCAGGAAAAGTTCAAATTGATATATCTATTCTTAATAATACAAAAGCTGATCGTGGTAAAGGAGCCGTTGAAAAAGCAGACGCTAAAATAATAGATGCAGATACTCTAGATAAGTAATGTCTTCTGACACTCAAGAAAATCCAGACAACTGTTTATTGACGATTAAATCTCTTCGAGACGCTTTCATTGGTGTTGCTGAGGGTTATGGAAGAGTGCCTGTCGCTTGTTATTCAAAAAAGAAAACCATTGATATAATCCAAAAAAATAATCAGATATCTAAAAAAGAAGCGTATTCTATATATGAATATAAATATCTTTTAAAAAATCTAGGAGAAGCATCTCCTGTTTTTTTAGACGACGAAAATAAATATAATGTTTAATCACAAAGTCAAAGTTACAAATCCTTTTGTCTTAATAAGAGAAAACTTTTCTGAAGTAGATTTTATGTTTCGTGCTGAGCAAGTTGATGGAGAGTTTTATTTAGTCAAAGCTTCAACCGCAAAAGAGATAAGATATCTACAACTTCTAGATAAAAATATTTCTGTGTTCATTCCCTATGAGGGTGAAGGTCTTTTAGTAAGGGCTAAAGATATTGATTACTTATGATAATAGGAATAGATAATGGCCTTGATGGAGGTTTAGTAGCTATTGATAAAAAAACAGGCAATGTCATTTGTAAGACAGTAATGCCTACATTGCATCGATGTAAGAAAAGAGAAGTAGATACATACAAAGTTTATCAATGGGTGTTGGGATGTGACCCTGGTCCTGAGAAGTTTACTGTAGCTATTGAAGAACCTTTACACCACGCTAAGTCATCACAAGCCGTTCGGTCTATGGGCATTTCTTTTGGTAAGCTGTTAGGACTAGCAGAAAGCCAACAATGGGATGTTAGTTGCGTTAAAGTACATAACTGGCAACACTCTATGTTAGGTCATTTAAGAGCCCCATATAATACTAAAGAAGCTGCTCTAGCACAGGCAACACTTATTGCACCTGATGAGTGTTGGTTAAAAAATAAAAGATGTTCTAAACCCCACGATGGCATGATAGACGCTTTTTTAATTGCTCAGTACATACGCAAGGGGCGTAAGTTTGTAGACGATTGGGATAAAAAAAATTAGACAGTCAATTTATGCTGTGCTAAAATCCGCACCGCATGAAAACCCTCTTCCCTAAACAAGCAGAAGCACATAGTTTTTTTGTAAAAACTTTAAAAAGTGGTGTTAACACCATCGACACTAGCAGTGTAGGTACAGGTAAAACTATTGTAGCAGCGCACATTGCTAAGACTTTAAAAAGGCCCATAGCAGTTCTGTGCCCTAAATCTGTTATCCCTTCTTGGAAAAGGGAGTTAGAAGAAATGGGCATAGAACCATTGTTTGTTCTTAACTACGAGAAAATAAGAACAGGTAATACGAAGTTTTTAAGTAAAAAAGGTAAGAAGTTAATGTATTGGAAAATACCAAAAAGCACACTAGTGCTGGTTGACGAGATACATAAATGCAAAGGAGCTTATACTCAAAACGCACAGCTTGTAATATCTCTTGTTAATCAAGGTTTTTTAATTCATGGGATGTCAGCTACTGCGTGTGAAGACCCTACAGAAATGAGGGCAATAGGATACATGCTAGGTCTACATGGACTTAACAAAAGACCAGATGGCAGACCAAGTTGGTATAGTTGGATGGTAAGAAATGGGTGTGAGCGTGATCAGTGGAATCAATGGAGGTTAAGGAGACGCACAGCTTTAACAGCCATAAAAGAAACTATTTATGGCGTGAGTGCACACAAACTTACAGTAGAAGATTTTCCAGATTCTTTCCGTGACAACCGTGTGTTCATTGAACCAACACAGTTTAGTAAAACAGATAAAATTGTAAAAGCATACGACGACTTAGGGATTACCCCTGCAATTATAGAGGCTTACATAATGGACAGTAAGTCTTTAACAGACAGTGGGCACGCTATTGTAGATATTCTTAGAGCTAGGCAACTAGCAGAATCTTTTAAAGTCCCAGACCTTGCAGACATAGCAAAAGACTTAGTGTCTCAAGGAAACTCTGTGGTTATATTTGTAAATTTTTCAGACTCAGTTACTGCTTTATGTGAACAGTTAGGCTGTGCTTGTATTGAAGGGGGTCAGTCTGAAACACAGAGACAACAAGTTATTGATGACTTCCAGAGCGATAAAACAAACCTGCTGGTTGCTAACATTGCAGCAGGTGGGACAGGTGTTTCATTACACGATATTAATGGTAATAGACCACGTATCAGTTTGATAAGTCCGTCATTTTCTGCTAAGAACCATCTGCAAACTTTAGGTCGCATACATAGAAATGGAGCTAAGTCAGATGCTATACAGAAAATATTGGTTGCTGAGGGATCGATAGAAGAAAAAGTAATGGAGACAATAAATAGAAAACTTAAAAATTTAGAAACTTTACATGGGTAATCAGCCAGATCATACAAACAGAGGACACGCAGAGTTCTCACCTTCAAGCCTTAAATACGTCGCAGCATGTGCAGGCTTTAAAGGAAGATCTGGAACAAATGCAGCAGCTGAAAAGGGCACACGCATACACGAAGCTTTAGAAGTTAGAGATCCATCAGCTTTGCACGACGAAGAAGAGCATGATATTTATGAACGTATGGTAGAGGCTGAGGATACTTTTTTAGATAAAGTTATTGGTGATACAGAAAGGCAAGAGTTTAATGAGATTATAGTGGACGTAGATCTAGATGGGACGGCTACTTTTGGAACATGTGACAGGCTAACTTTGTATGGCGAAGGTAAAGCTGTCATGGGAGATTATAAAACAGGTGTTTCTGTAATAGATGAACCTTTAGAAAACTGGCAGGCAAAAGCATATGCGTTGGGGGCTTTTCAAAAGTTTGAGGATCTTAATGAAATAACATTTGTTTTTTATATACCTGTTAGAGGAGAGGTTTTGTCTGGCGTTTTTACTAGAGAAGATACTGACAAGATTAGAAAAGAACTATCAATTGTAATTAAAGATGGTGAAGAAGTACGTCCTCAGTGGGACAAAGGAGTGCCTAGTTTAGATAAACTAGAACCTACTAGTAATTGTAGATTCTGCACATATGAAGAAAAGTGCCCAGCACTAGGAGCTATCGTTACTGAGATAGCGACAAGAATCAGCGATAAGTATGTTCCTCAAGGAGATATTGAAAACACTGATGACCCAGAAGTTATGGAGCAGCTTTGGACAGTTGCAAAAATAGTTTCAAACTGGGCTACTAAAATAAAATCCAAAGCAGTTAGCATGGCAAAGGATGGGGTTGAGTTCCCTTCTTTAAGACTTAAATCAATGGGCACTCCTAGAAAATGTGTTGATAACAAAAAGCTTTTAGAAATCGCCAAAGACTTTGATGTAGCAGAAGAAGAACTTTTAAGTATAGCTTCTTTCCCTTTAAAAAAGGCAACAGACCTTGCAGCAAAGAAAGCTGCGAAAGGAACAAAAGGTCAAGTGTCACAGGATTTTATGGACGCATTGTCTGATGCGTCTGTAATACAAACAAATGATGAGCGGTTCACGCTCTCATGAATTATAACAGAAGAACAGAAAAACAGAAAAACAGTATAATGCCGAAAACAAAAGAAGTAAAAACAGTAGAAGTAGAAGTAGAAGTAGATGAAACTGAAGCTACAGAGTTAGCTACAGTAGACACAGGTGTATCTATATCTGACAGCCCAAGATGGGAAGAAGCAGCACAAGATATACTTATTGGAAGATACAACATCCGAGGCAAAAGCTCAGGATATGACGCAGGAGAGTTTGGGGATATTGTTCTTAAACAAGAAAGCGTTGTTGTTAAAGATGGCCATCCAGCAGAAGCCATTGTGGTAAGTGCGTTACAAATGTGGCGTGAAAAAACAGACTATGGATCTGGGCAGCGTGGAAGAATTGCCAAGACCCGTGAAGAGATGCTGGAACTCGTTGAAGAGAATAGAGCTCTAGGTGATAGAGGTTTGAAGGTTATACCTTTTGCGGATTTGACAATTTTGATCAAACAGAGCGAAGGGTGTGATGAAGAAGGGTTTGAGGTTCCTATCGGTGAAGATCGATGGGCTCTTGGAAAACTTGATGTTTCAGGTAAAGGTTATGAACACACCTACTTAGCACTTAAGTTTTTTGAGAAGGTTAACCCTGGAGTTTCTTTGGTCAAACAAACTTGGGAGTTAGTAAGTAAACAACAACAGTGGGATCAAAAGATTTGGTGGATACCAACTCTTAAGCCATCTAAGGAAGAGACCTCACAGGAGGTCATTGACTGGGTTGAAAACTTTAAGAAAGGTTAATTATGGATAATATTGAAATACTTGAAATGGAACTCCAAAGTGTGGAGGAATTAATTTCTGAAATGGAGGGTAAACAAAAAGAGCTTGCTACACAGCAGAGCCGTATGATGGTTCTGGTAGAAGCTTTTAAAGACCAGATTTCTTTTTTAAAGGATTCTGGTACTCAACAGGTTCTAGATCTTGAGGGGGAAAACGAACCTGGTTCAGAATAAATAGGCGCAAGCCTTGGCCTCGACAGTCTTAGGATTTTCATGCTTTCTTCCTAATTCTGTCGGGGCTTCTTTTAAATATTATGGATACATTTGCCCTAGATTTTGAAACATACTACGACAAGGACTGCTCAATAAAGACCCTTGGACCTCTTGGATATTTTTCTCATCCAGACTTCGACGCATATATGGTATCAGTTGTTGGTGATGAAGGAACTTCTTTCGTCGGGCATCCTAAAGACTTTGACTGGTCAATACTCAAAGGGCAGCGTGTGTTGTCTCATAACGCTTCTTTTGATGAGACCTTATATAAGTTTGGAGTTACTCAAAAGTGGTGGGATCATGTAGATGTTGGCGAGTGGCATTGTACAGCAGACATGGCAGCTTATTGCGGATTGCCACGCAATTTAAAAGGAGCTTCTTCTGTAGCGTTAGGAGTTGAAGTGGATAAAGAAACACGGGACAACATGAAAGGCAAAAGATGGGAAAGCATGCCAGAAGATTTTAAAGAAGAAGTTAGTGAATATGCTCTTAAAGACTCAGAGCTTTGTTTATCTCTTTGGCAAAAAGTATGTGATGACTGGCCTCAACACGAAAGAGATATTAGTTGTATAAACAGGTGGGCTACGCAAAAAGGTATTCCTATAGATCAAGACCTCTTAAAAAATCAGATAGAGTCTATTAATAAAACTTTGTTTGAAACGAAGAACTCAATTCCTTGGATCGAAGAAGCACCGACTCTGTCCCGTAAAGCTTTTAACGAAGAGTGTCGTAAAGTTGGGATCGACCCCCCTGTGAGTCTTTCTATGACTGACGATGATGCTAACAAGTTTATAGAAGAATATGGTGAGAAATATAAATGGATTAGTGCAGTACGTAACTACAGAAGAATTAATTCACTGAAGCGGAAGCTAGAGAGTTTTGATAATGCTACTATGTCAGATGGTAGATACTATGGTTCTTTAATGTATATGGGAGCACACACAGGCAGGTGGTCAGGTTCGGGTGCTAATCTTAATTTACAAAATTTACCTAGAGGAGAAATGTTTGGAGTCAATTTAAGAAGCTTAATATCTCCTAAAAAAGGCAACGCTCTAATAGTTGCAGACTTGTCTCAGATTGAGGTTAGGACTTTGTGTTGGCTTGCAAGAGATGTAACCATGTTAAAAGAAATCGCAAAGACAGAAGATATATATGAAGCGTTTGCTAAAAGACTACGGCTTTTTAGAGGAGATGGAGATTTTAAAAAGAAAGAAGAAGGGAAGCTTAGACACACAGTAAAACAAATTGTGTTGGGGTGTGGCTATGGAGCTTCTGCTGCTAAGTTCTCACTAATAACTGGCATGCCTCTTGAACAAGCGGAGTCATCGGTACATCGATATAGGAGGATGATGAGGAAGGTTCCTGCATATTGGAACGAGTTACAAAGGAAAATGCACATAGCATATTCTAGAAGAGAGGACTTCACACTAGACCTACCATCAGGTAGAAGTCTTAACTATGGTAAAATATCTACCACACTTAAAGATGGTAGGAGAACATATGTAGCCAAGATTACTAAAGGATCTAAAAAGATTCCCGTTCGTTTATGGGGAGGTCTGCTAGCAGAGAATATTTCACAAGCACTAGCTCGTGATGTGTTTGCAGACCAGCTGATTAGGTTAGCTGAGCAGGACATGGATATCTTATTCCACGTACACGACGAATTTATTATTGAAACAAAAGAAGAAGAAGCAAATCAAACCCTCGAAAAAGTAATACAAGTTATGTCAGAGGCTCCTAAATGGATTTCAGATATCCCTTTATCGGCTGATGGCAAAGTTGTTAGCCGATACGAAAAATGAAATACCGATACATCAAAAACTTAAAAAGCAAGAAAGCACTTGGGTCAGATGATCTAACCCAAATAAATATATCAGAGAAACCAAAATTTAAAACTAAAGCAGAGTTTAGAGACTGGTGTTCTGCATCAGACACAGACCATGTGTTTTACTCAATGTGTACAGGAGACAGTCCAGGCACAAGGATATCAAATGATAATCCAGTTAACAGAGTGGGTGGTCTGGTTGCTGACTATGATGCCCCTGTTGATTGGGACATGGTTATCAATCTGATAAAAGCACAATGCAAAGAGTTTGTACCAACATACATATCAAAAACACAGTCAGGATATATTCGTCTTATATGGGAGTTTGAAGAAGTCATACCTATCTCACAAGATATGTACGACGCTTTTATAAGACGGCTCAGTAATCATATAGGAGCAGAGCGTTTGTTTGCTGGTTTTGATAGTTCATCTTATAGAGCAGCACAGTATTTTGAAATTGGTACAGAGTGGCAGAAGCTGGGCCAACCCTTAGCTAAGTCAGTTTACAGATCTGTTTTGATGAAAGCTGCTTCTGACAAACCTCCTCAATCAACTGAAACTTCTATACCTATTGATGTTGTAGAAAAAGAAGTTCATAACAAATTTCCTGATAGATGGGAAGGGGACTTTGCTGTGGGTTCTCGTGGGCCTTTGTTTTGGATAGATGATGGTATAGACAGAGAAGGATGTCAGGTCTGTGAAGAAGGCATGGTCTGTTACAGTGATCGAGCAGGTAAAGGTTTTGTTTCTTGGAAAGAAATCTTTGGATCTAAGTTCATAAAAGATTACGAAACCCAGAAAATGGGAAACCTCTTAGACCTTTACTGGTTTAATGGAAAGTCCCACTTTACACTGTTGGATGGAGTTATTCACACTATACCAAAAGACCAGCTTATATTAGAACTTAGACAGGCAGGTTTTTCTCCTAGACCTAGAAGAGGTCAATCTCTATCTGAAGTAGAAGCTGCTCTTGTTACTATCGCACAACAAAACAGGATTAACGAAATAGCTCCCGTTGTGTTTAGTGATGAAAGAGTTGTTAACTACAACTCACACAAGATACTTAATAACGCAAACATCACACCCATTGAACCTGCTGAAGATGGAGATCCTTCTATGTGGCCTTTCCTACACAAATGGCTCAATCAACTGTTTGCCACAAACGATGGGAAAGAAACCATACCATATTTTTATGCTTGGCTTCAAAGGTTTTACTCAGCTGTTTTAAACAAAAACTTTGCTCAAGGTCATGCTTTACTTTTAGTTGGTCCTACTAACAAAGGGAAATCATTACTATCTAATAGAGTGATATCTGCACTAGTAGGAGGTTTTGCAGATGCTTCTGATTACTTGTCAGGACAAACTAAATTCAATAAAGACTTAGCTAGAGTTGCTGCATGGGTGATAGATGATACAACATCGGCAGCATCATTCCAAGACCAGCGAAGAGCAACCGAACTTATAAAACGAAGTGTTGCTAACCCTAGAATAGAATACCATGCGAAGTATGTAGACGCTGTTTCTGTGCCGTGGACAGGTAGAGTTATTATATCACTGAACATGGACGCAAATAGTTTGTCAGTTATTCCTGCATTGGATTCTAGTAACAGAGACAAGATAATGGCTTTAAGAATAAGTAGCAAAGCAACAAGTAAGTTTCCTCAAAACACAGACTTAGAGGGTACTATAGCTGATGAACTACCTCACTTTGCGAGATGGCTTCTTGACTGGCAAGCTCCTAAAGAAATTATGGGGTCTTCAAGGTTTGGAGTCAGTAGTTATATTGATCAATCAATAGCTTCTGCTGCCTACGACAACTCTAGTAGGTCTACTGTAGCTGAGCTCGTTGAGTTTTTTGTGAAGAGAGCAAGAGAGTATTTTACCAACCCTATCTGGAGAGGTACTCTTACAGAATTTCAAGGATCAGTTCATGAGTTTAATGGAGGTAGAAGCATAGGAGTTTCTGGAAGTATGGAGCTGGTACGTCGAGGATTACATACTCTAGAGGAGATTAGTAAAAATAGTAAGAAGGCTAGGCCTATTAAATCCATAGGATTTGGTGGTGGTAAAATATGGGAGATTGACTTGAACGAAAAATTCGATATAGATCGTGAGGTAGAACCTAACGTACAAGAAACCAACAAATGACTAGAGAAGAAATTTTAGACTATATTGAAGAAGTCCTTCCAGGTGAAGTAGAAGATATAACTCTTGCAGAAGAGTCTTGTGATAAAGCCTTTCTAGGTATTGATTCTGAAACACCTAGAGCTGTTTACAGTACTGAAATATGCATACACGAGTTATCTAAGACAATGGGTAGAAGTGCTGAAGACTATTTCAATGACCGCATTTATAATAATCCGTCGATAACCTCTGACGGGTTATGTGCTCCTTTATTCATATCTACGCCTTTTTAATCAGAGATGGTTTATTTAAATCTTTTATTAAGAGTTGATACCCAGCACTTTTAAAAGTAAACCCATCAGTGTCAGTATCTCCCTTTAATCTATAGGTAGCTTTTTGCTTTATGCTATTATTATCTAACCAGCCCAATAGATAAACCACAGACAAATCTCTTTTAATTCTTGTAAAGAAGTGAATGTCATTTTTATCAAGCTTATCTTCTTTACCATTAATAAAAGCAGAATAGTCTCCTTTAGGTAAACCTCCACACGACTTAGACTTTACTTCTATGTTCTTTTTTCTATAAACAAAATCGTAATCAAATTTTTGATCACCAACATATTTAGCATTTCTTAAGTACTTTTCTACAGCAACCTCCCCTAAACACCCAACCATATTACCTGCTCCTTTAGTATAAGAACCTGGAAGGATGCCCATGTTTAATGATCTATTATAACACAATACAATATCTTCTTCATTTGGAGTATAATGAAGAAACTTGTGTTTAATAATAAATCTTTTCTTACTCAAATTTCTGTATCTTCTTTAAAAAAAGATCCCAAGCAGGGAAGAATATCTCTTCCATACAACGGACAACGGCTTCTTGATCATAGTTTTCAAGCCACCCTACCCCACTTATAAGCAAGCTAGCCTCCATCATCTCATGACGGATTGTGTTTATAAGTGTTTTTCCTTTTAGATTTTTGTTTATTTCGATGGTTTTTTTATCGTGCAAATACAAACCAAAATCAGGACTGTCTCCATTAAAGGGAACTAACTCAAGTTTTATCCTTTGCCCTGCAATTGATATTGATTTTGGAAGCTGCACATTACCACCTTTCAGATAGATCCTTATACAGTTCAATGCCAGCAGCCATTGCCGTAGCCATGCCTTCCATATTTTTTAAAGCAAGCTCCCAATCCTCTTCATTACTACCAAAAAACGGTTCTGCAATAGTCGCTGGACAGTGCGTTAACCTTAAAAACCCTGCCCCTCTACTTCCTTTTTGGCGTGGCTTGATGCCTCTGCTACGCAGTTGAGGGAAACAATCCTCAAAAGAATCTCTTAAAGCACGGGCAAACAACCTTCCTTTTTCTGAAGTATTCCAATACAACCACTCATGACCTGTAGCAGAAGGAGTCGCAGCATTAAAATGTAATTCAACAGCAGCTGTAACAGCGTCATGTTTAAGGGTTCTAGCTAACCACTTCATAGAACTCCAATAACTACTCCCTTTATAGGTAGAGTAAATCTTATGTGGAGTCTTCAACCTGTCGCTGATCATGTCAGCCAGTTGAGAATTATAATCCCATTCAGTGACTCCAGTTACAGAGGCTGCTCCTGAATCATTTGGTCGGCTGTGTCCCACGCAGATTGCTATCATTACCTATAATTATAGCACGTCTGTACGAAAAATCACTATGGAACTTCTGACCACGCCCCATGAGATTGCCCTCTTTAAAGGGATAATCATACCCTGGTACTAGGGTAATTGTAGGTGGGTCATATATTGCGCTTTCGTTCAAGCTGGAGTCGCCCGCTAAGTCTCTCAAGTTGCAACTTGGCAGCAGGGCTACCATCAGCAGCAAGCTTATCAATTTTATCTTCCAAGTCATAAATGTATCTGCGTTGTTTGCCTTTAGTGTAGTTCACATAAGCTTCTAACGCTAATACAATTATGCGGAAAAAATGTCTCACTTCTTTTTAGACAGGATAGACCAAATAACACCCACTA